CACGGACGGGGCGTTCTCAAACTACGAAGACGTTCACGTCGTGTCGGTCACGACGGCGGGGGATACGGAGACGCTGAACCTGTTGTCGCCGTGCTTCCTCAATCATCCGGTCACGGATCGGGTCTCGTTCCTGCGCTACGTGCGATTCGACGACGACGCGACGTCGATCGAGTGGAGCGGCCGGGACTTCGCGGAGGCGGTGATCCGTATCCGCGAGATCCCGTTGGAGTCGTACGACCCGGCGGCACCGTGAGAGGCGCGTATGGGGTTTAGGGAATGGGAAGAGTCGACGCAGTTCGGAAGCCCGCTCGACTTCTACAAGTTCGAGATGGGGTCGACGATCTGGCGGTTCATCGGCGCGGACACCCCGATGGCAATTCACGACATTCCGATCGGCGACAGTCCGTATGTGTTCGGCGGTCCGATCACGCGGACGGCGGCGGATATGTCGCAGGAGGACACGGCGGGGGCGATCGTCGTGACGGTGGATCGCGCGAACGCGATCGCCCAACTCGGGATTGCCTACGCGCCGCCGACCAAGGTCGCGGTGACGATCTTTCAGATCCATCGCGCGGACTTCGATCCGTTCCTCGACAACGATCCGGAACAGTCTGTGGTGTTCGCGGGCGAGGTGTCGGGGTGGTCGTTCGAGGGGAGTCAGGTCAGACTGACGTGCGTTCCGTCGTCGCAGGCGTTGGGGCGATTGATCCCGGTGCTGCGATATCAGAGCCAATGCAATTGGGCGTTGTTCGGAACGGGGTGTGGTCTGTCGGCGGCGGCGTTCAAGGTGACGGCGGTGCTCGACGCGGTGGCGGGCGTCACGCTGACGGATTCGCAGTTCGCGACGAAGCCGGACGGATGGTTTATCAACGGGTGGGTCCAGCGGTCGACGGGTGAGCGGCGGTTCATCGTCGATCATGTCGGGAGCGTGGTGACTCTGATGAATCCGTTCCCGGCGGATCTCGTCGCGGGCGAGTCGGTGGACGCGTTCGCGGGGTGCGATCGGACCGAAGCGGTGTGTGCGGCGAAGTTCGCGAACCTCGTCAATCACATGGGGTGGGCGCGGATTCCGTCGCGGAACCCTCACGGCGGCGGGGCGATCGCGTGAAGACGGTCGCGACGATGTTGCTCGTGATCCTGCTCCGCGTCCCGGAGATCGGGTTCCTGTTGACGTTCCTGCTCTGGGTCGGGTTCACGGTGATCGGCGAACTGCTGCGGCCGAAGCCGAAGTTCGACGCGCCGCAGCCGTCGGGCGTGGGCGACTTCACGGTACCGACGGCGGAAGAGGGTCGCGCGATTCCGATCCTGTGGGGCACGTGCAAGGTCTCGGGTCCGAATTGCGTGTGGTACGGAGATCTCGGCGTCGTTCCGATCACGGAGAACGTCCGGACGGGGATCTTCTCGCACTCGACGATCACGAAGGGATATCGGTACTACCTCGGCGAGCAGTTGGCGCTGTGTCTCGGGCCGATCGACGCGGTCGTTGACGTTCTGTTCGATGATCGGACGGTCGGGGCGGGAAATGTCGTCGTGCGGTCGGACGCGAACAAGCTGTCGTTGTGGTCGTCCGATCCGGGCGGCGCGCAGGTCACGGCGACGATCGCGGCGGGATCGTATCCGGACGTCGATCAGATCAGCATCGCGGCGTCGGCGGCGGGCGATGCCGCGCTCGGCGGGCTTCAAGTGTTCCGCGCGCTATACCCGTTCCATTTCATCCCGGGCTTGTCGGATGAACTGTGGTTCTCGATCCGGAAGAGTGGCGCGACGTATAGCACACTCCGCAAGGCGAACGTGTCGGGGATTTATCCGACAGGTCGGGTGGCGGCGCGGGCGGTGACGGGCGCAATGAACGGGACGACGTATCGCGCGGCGGATAATGCGACGTTCCCGGCGGAGTTCTCGGTCTCCTACGACGAGGTAACGGGTAGGTTCTCGATCGTCATGACGTCGACGGATGGGGCGGTCGACGGGTGGGAGTTGTGGACGTACAACAGCAACTCGCCCGTCACAATGCTCGGCTGGTGGGTGCAAGACGTGTTCTACAACAAGGACGAGGTTGCAGTCGCCCCGTTCGCGATTGGCGTCGCGCGGTTCGTGTTCTCGACGGGGTTCACGGGGAACCGGCTCGGGATCGGTGATCCAGAGATGACGGCGGAGGCATTGTTCGCGTTGCCCCAAGTGGCGGACGGCATCGATCACATCGCGGGATTCTGGTCGCCCGATCCGCCGCACGCATACATAGGAATCTACCAGTCGCCGAACACGATCGTTTACACGGGCGCGGCGAACGCGTACTTCAATACGCTCACGGACGGGACGATCCGCATCGTCGTCAACGCGCCGGACCTGTTCGGCGGTGACGATCGCGAGGGCGGGATCGCGGGGACGATCGACGTACATCCGGGCGATCTCACCCAGGTCCAAGACGAGTATCTCCGACAGGTCATCGGTCAGGATCTCCCGGGATATCGCGGCGTCTGCTATGCGGTGTTCCGTCACCTGTACGTCGGGACGACGCCGTACCCGAAGAACCCGGCGTTCGTGCTGCGTCGGTGCCCGAATCAGTTGGCGCTGACGGGCGGGCACGAGAACATCAACGGCGACGCGAATCCGGCGGCGATGCTCTACGAGTTGCTGACGGATGCGCGGTGGGGCGCGAAGATTCCGACGGCGTCGATCGATGCGGCGGTATTCCGCGCGGTGGGTGACGTGTTGTTCGCGGAGGGTCTCGGGCTGTCGATGTTGGTCGACGTCGCAGGTGAGGCGCAGGACATTGCGACGGAAATCTTGCGACATATCGACGGCGTTCTCTTCACGGACCCGACGTCGGGACTGATCACGTTGAAGCTGGCGCGGGACGATTACAACCCGGACGACCTCGTCGAGTTCTCGCCGACGACGGTCGGAACCCTGGCGGGCGCGGTGTCGTCGATCAAGGTCACGCGTCCGACGTGGGCGGCGTTGCGGAATACGGTGAAGCTGAAATATGTCGATCGCGACGCGAACTTCACGGATCGCATCGTGCAGGCCCAGGACAACGCGGCGATCCAGACGCGCGACGGCGTCGTGCAGGTCGAAGAACTCAACTATCGGGGGATCTCGAACGCGACGACGGCGCAGAAGGTCGCGGCGCGGGCGCTGAAGGCGTTGTCATACCCGTTGGCGGCGATCGAGATCGAGGTCAACCGAATGGCGTGGGAGATGCGGCCGGGGTCAGTCTTCAAACTGACGTGGCCCGCCCTGGGCATCTCCGGAATGGTGTCGCGCGTGACTCGGGTGTCGACGGGGACGCTGACGGACGGGAAGATCCGGATCGACGCGGTCGAGGATGTGTTCGGCGTGGAGTGGACGGCGTTCACCGCGCCGACGGGGCCGGAATGGATCGATCCGGCGGTCGGTCCGCGCGCGTTGGCGGCGGCGAGGCTGGAGGAGGCCCCGTTCGCGGTGGTCGGCTCGTCCGATCGAAAGGTGATGACGTTGGCGGCGCGAAACGTCTCGAACGCAACGACGTCCTATGAGGTGTGGAGCGACCCGGGCGGTGGCGCGGTGTACGGACTGACGAACGAGGTCGCGGAGTTCACGCCGTTCGGACTCGTCACGGAAGACGTCGCGATTCTGGCGGACGAGATCGTGTTGAGCCCCGGCCCGGACGCGGAGACCCTGATCGGGATCACGGACGCGGAGTTCGCGGCGGGCGCGAACGTGGTCCTCATCGAAGCCGAGATGGTCGCGTGGCGGGATCTGACGGTGAACACGGACGGGACGATCACGATCTCGCATCTCGCGCGCGGCGTGATGGACACGACGCCGACGACGCACGCGAATGGGGCGGCGGCGTGGTTCCTGACGTCGGGGAAGGGGTTCACGGACCCCGTCGCGTATGCGAGCGATGGACTGATCGGCGCGAAGCTGTTGCCGAAGAATGACGCGGGGACGTTAGCGATCGGCGTCGCGGATCGGCTGACGTGTGACGTCGCGTCGCGCGGGGAGCGGCCGTATCTGCCGACGGCGATCCAATTGAACGGGGACGATTACCCGGCGACGATCGTCGGCCAACTCGTGGTGTCGTGGTCGCCACGGGATCGTCTGAGCGCGTGGGACTACGACGACTCGGGCGTCACGGCGTTGGCGGAGTCTGGGACGGTCACGCGGATCAAGGTCTATGGCGACGGCGGGACGCTGAAACATACGGAGGACGTCGCGGCGGGGACGGCGACGTGGACCTATCTGACGGCGACGGAACACGCAGAGAACGGCGGGATCGACAACACGTCGTTGCGCGTCGTGGTCTCTCAGGTGCGATCGGTCGTTACAGGGTCGGTGGGATGGGCGTTGAACGATCTGCCGTTCGCGTTCGCGGAGGCGGATAGCGTGGTCGAGTTGGAGTCGCGTCAGTCGTTCGATTGGTCGTTTGGTCGATAGCGG